AAGAAGTTTTATTAGGACCAAAAGGAGCAGCACAAGAATGTGATTGTGATTTTGTATCTTCGGGTGATACTGTGGTAGACCCACAACTCCTTATGTTCTATAAAGAATCATATGTACAAGAACCAGTAGAAAAGACTGGGTTCGATGGAAACCTTTGGAAGTGGGAATATCCAAACTATCAGAAATCTTATATGGTAGTTGCCGATGTTGCTCGTGGTGATGCTGCCGATTTCTCGGCATGTCATGTTATTGATATAGAAGAATCATCTCAAGTTGCAGAATATAAAGGTAAATTAGATACAAAAGATTTTGGAAATTTTCTTGTATCTCTTGCAACCGATTATAACAATGCATTACTAGTAGTTGAGAACGCAAATATTGGTTGGGCAGTAATTCAACAAGTAATTGATAGAGGATATGGAAACCTTTTCTATATGAGTAAAGATTTAAAGTATGTAGATGTAGAGAATCAATTAACAAACAAATACAGAGCACAAGATAGAGGGTTAACTGCAGGTTTTAGTACAACATCTAAAACAAGACCTCTAATCATATCTAAATTAGAACAATACATTAGAGAAAAATCCGTTACAATTCGTTCACAAAGAACAATAGATGAATTATTTACATTTATATGGAATGGTAACCGAGCAGAAGCAATGAGAGGTTATAATGATGATTTAACTATGTCCCTTGCAATATCATTGTGGGTTAGAGATACTGCTTTGAGATTAAGACAAGAAGGAATTGATTTAACTAAACAGGCATTGGGTGGAATTAGTGCACATCAATTAGATGTAGGTAACATGGGATTTGGAGGAAATTCATCAATGGATGAAAATCCATGGCAAATGAGAGTTGGAGACAATAATGAGGATTTGACTTGGTTAATTAAATAACTATATATTTATAAGTTGAGGAGATAATAATATGATATCAATGAAAAAACTATTAAATGAAGATAAAAAGTACTGTAATGAGTACTTTGTAGAAAACTATGATGATATAAAAGAGTTCTTAGAATTCATAGAATCATATAAATCCGATATTAACGAAGCTGAATACCAAGGTAGAACAGTAAAACTTGGTAAACCAACGAGAGGCGATGTTAAGAAATTCAAAGTATATGTCAAAAACCCACAAGGTAACGTTGTAAAAGTTAACTTTGGACATGGAGGAACTTCTGCAAAGAAGCAAGGAGAGAAAACAATGAAAATCAGAAAATCTAATCCAGATGCACGAAAAGCATTTAGAGCTAGACATAACTGTGATTCACCAGGTCCAAGACACAAAGCAAGGTATTGGTCTTGTAGAAAATGGTAAAACAAAAATAAATAAAGGTTATAAATTAAAACAGGAATAAAATGGCAGATACTTCATTTTTCGGCAGACTTACAAAACTTTTTCGTTCTCAAGCGGTAGTTACTATCGATAAGGATGGAAAAAGAAACGTATTTGATGGTGATGAAAGACAACAAACAAACTTATCATCATTAAGAGACCGATATACTAAATTACAGAAATCTTTTTTCGAACAAGCAGGTGGTGCACAATCAATGGCATACCAACAAGTTCGTAGAGAGGTATTCAGAGATTACGATGCAATGGATAATGACCCAATATTAGCATCAGCACTCGATATATACGCAGATGAATGTACATTAAAAAACGAATTTGGTGATGTACTTCTTATTCAATCAGAAAATCAAAAAGTACAAGAAATATTACAGAACTTATTCTATGATGTATTAAACATAGAATTCAACCTGTGGCCTTGGACAAGAAATCTAGTAAAGTATGGAGATTTCTTCTTAGGTTTAGAAGTTGCTGAAGGTAAGGGTATCGTAAATGTTACTCCTCATTCAGTTTACAACACAGAAAGATTAGAAAGAACAGACCCATCGAATCCAAATTCAGTAAAGTTTAAAATTACTGAGGACCCGAATGGAAAAGAAGAATATGAAAACTTCGAAATCGCTCACTTTAGATTATTAGCAGATACTAACTGGTTACCTTATGGTAAATCAATGGTTGAAAATGGTAGAAGATTGTGGAAACAATTATCTCTAATGGAAGATGCTATGTTAATCCATAGAATCATGAGAGCACCTGAAAAAAGAGTTTTCAAAATTGATATTGGTAATATCCCACCAACAGAAGTGGATAACTATATGCAAAGAATCATCAACAAGATGAAGAAAGTTCCTTTCATCGATAGAAATACTGGTGATTACAACTTAAAGTATAATATGCAAAATCTAACTGAAGATTTTTACTTACCAGTTAGAGGTGGTGATAGTGGTACACAAATAGATAATCTTGCTGGATTAGAATATGCAACTATCGATGATATTGATTACTTAAAGAATAAAATGTTTGCAGCACTAAAGATTCCAAAGGCTTATTTAGGATATGAAGAAAATGTAAATGGTAAAGCAACATTAGCAGCAGAAGATGTTAGATTTGCAAGAACAATAGAGAGAATACAAAGAACAGTAGTTTCAGAATTATCTAAAATTGCAATTGTTCATTTATATGCACAAGGAATTACAGATTCTGAAATGACTAATTTTGAATTATCATTAGTTAATCCATCTACAATTTACGAACAAGAAAAAGTAAACTTATGGAGTGAGAAAATTAGATTAGCTCAAGATATTCAAGGATTAAATATGTTATCTAAGGATTGGGTATATGAAAATATATTCAAACTAAGTGGTGGTGAACAA